TGTTTTTCCAAATATACTCGGATAGAACGTGAAGGCAAGCTTCTTCGTCCACAGAGCTTCCACCGTATAAGTTTTCAGTCCACAGACTAGAGGCTAAAGAACTTAGCTCAGTATGTTGTGCGTGTTTAGATACTATAGTCGCGCCCGAGCTATTCAGAATATGAAGTAGTCCAAACTTTTCAAGCAGTTTGTCTTGAGCTAACCCAACAGTACTTACCTCAGGGTACAGTGATGAGACACCAGGAATAGCACCTTCGTTTCCAGAAAACCATAGAGCAAACATTTGATTCGTACTATAGCTAGGACTTAAGGTTATGGAGGATAACCCACTAGCCTCCATGAAGGTTACAAATTCAGAGGATGCCGAAAAGTCTTCCCACTGTTTGCCTAAAGGGGCTAAAAGATAATTATTAACAATCTCAGGCGTTACTCGGGTTAGTTTGTTTCCAGGTACGAATTTAGATTGAAGTTGAGCGACGCTGTTAATGGAGCTAGACTCAAATAGAGAACTAGCATCCCCAACCAACTTTAAAAAATACGAGAGGGTTTTATAACTTAGTTCTTCTGTTGAACCATAGCTTACACTCTCCCTATCTATGTACATGGAAGGTACTAGAGGGGTAATCGAATCTATGTAGTTAAACTTTTGATTTGCCATTAAACTATGTCTACTGTAATCTCAAAGTTGTTGAGCTGTATAATTTCGTTGAGGTTTGCGTAGATATCGCCTGGAAAGTTATCAACTTTAAAGTATCGAACTCCAGGAATATCATTCATATAATTTTGTAACTTAGACAGAGACAGTGCTTCTCCAAACTCTCTATTGTCTACATCGAAGTATTTTAAAAGACCATCCGCAGCCTCTTGTTTAATCGCATTTCTTCGGTACGTGTCAGACTCATCTACAAGAAGGGTACAGTTTAAATCCAAAGTTCGAATAACTCCGTCCACAATAGTTAATTCATCTGTCATCATTTTCAAATTATTAAGGTGGTCTAGCAGCTCGGCTTTAAGAAGTAAAGAACATCTCTCTAATTGAAGTTGGGATGCTTTAGCTAAGCAATAAATATCAATGTTATTTGCACCTGCTCCGTTATTCCGTAGAACTGCCATTGCTTTACCTATGGTTCCGTTTGTGGAAGAATAGTCATTCGCTGCCGCGGTATAATCCTCTCCTGTAACGCACCTATGTTGAGCTTTAAAAACGTGTGGGTAGTACTTCTTAGCGTGTTCTACACTTTCACTATCCCGACCTCCAGTAGCTTTAGAGGTGTTAAATACTGTGACGTTGCCTGTATTACCAGTATTTTTAGTAGTTGTTACAGACATGTTTATAACATTTCTAGAAATGTTTCCTCTTTCGCCGCCTCCAACTCTATAAAACACTTTAGCATCTACACCGGGAGTAGGTTTCTTTCCTTTTGTACCATTTCCAAACAGTAAGGTAGCTCTATACTGCTCATCGTACGTCTTTTCAAACACAGCTTGTGTAGAAGACGCTAAATATAACGAATTTATCTCTTGCCATAAAGTACCATCGGCAGAAGAAACTGTAATGCTGCCTTCTACGACAGGGGATACACTAAGGTTCATTTTAAACTCCTCATCAGTTGTACTAAAAGTGTGAACCTCTTCTTGTAAAGTCCCTTCTAATAAATAGAAGTTACTTTGTGTTAAGTTAGTCGAGTCAACATCGAAATCTAAATCCTCTACACTACTTACATCAAATATAATATTTCCATCTGCATTCCCTTTATATAAAACAAAAGATACAGGTTTTCCATCTTTATCAGAGGCTCCCTGTAACGTTCTATTGGCTTTGGAGATAGTAGTTCTATTTGCACCGTCAGTAAAGAAATCGGTAGCAAAAGATATGGAAGCCTCAGCTTTAGCTGAAGTTGGGCCTTTTATTTTTACACCAATTAATTGTAAAAGTTTATCAAGGTTAGCGGTGGTTTTCACAGTGCTTAAATAACTTTCATTCGCAAGAAAATCTGCTTTCAAAGAAATAACACTAGCCAAATAAGCGAATAGCTCAGTAAACATTATACCCATGTCAGACTCTACAAAGTTTGTGAACTCGTCAGGGTAAACGGCCATCATGTAATCAAGCAAGGCCGATTTATAAGACGCAAAGTCTGTTAGAGAGTAATCAATATACTCTGGCTTATCCTTTTCAAGAATAGCTGCATATCTTAAGTAATCAGATTCGATGGTTCCATCAAAAGATGAAACGTTGTACAAAGGGTTAGAGGGAAAAGACATAAGTTAAAACGCTAGAGATATATTTTCGGTGGCCAAGGCATCGTCCTTTAAAGCTACGGTAAGTGAAACTGTAATTTTAGATTCAGTAGATAAAGCCAAGCCGGCCTTCTCGTCGGCCAACACAAGAGAGTAATCGTCTGAGGTTTCAGTTTCCTGTACTATAAGGTTTAAAACATCTACTCTCGGTTCGTAAGTTGCAATAGCCGTTAAAATTTCATTTTGAATATCTCTCTTTAGAAATTCATCGAGAGGTTCAAACACAGCAAGATGTATGTTAGTACCATATTGAGGTAACATAACCCTATCGCCTTTTTTGGTCACAAGTAAATCAATTAAATTATTCTTAACAAGATGTATGCCGTATTGTTTGGAAAAGACACCTCCAGAACTTTTGCAGGAAAGGCTCGAGTTTAACCCGACAAGTGATTTCTCACTCCCCGTAGTTACGTATTTTACTTGATATGCTTGTGAATTGCCTAATGCCATTATGACCTATATGTTGCTATATTTTTAAAGAATCCCTTTTGGGCGTTGAAGTTGGTAGTCACCTCTGTTATATCTAGAGGTTTTGAATACATTTTAAAACTTCCCAAGAACCCATCAAGACCACTTCTTGGTATTTTTCGAGTAGACCCAGTATTAACTTGTCCTCCTAACGAAGGTATGTGTTGACCGTAATAGCCACCAAACAAGTCCGTACTTAAACTTCGTCCAGTATGTACTTTGTATTGGTCGTTAGTATTGTACCCTAAAAATCCTAAAGGTGTGGTTGCTCCAGGTCTGTTTTGGGCTGGGCCTATCACATCTGAGAATCCTCCTCCCAAAATCCAAGGGGTGAAAATAGGATATTGTGGGTAATCCGCATTTGAAAAACCTTCAGCTAAGTGCTCTACTGAATCTCCCTCACCAAGCATACTTTGACGACTCCCGTGCATAGAAACGATAGGGGATGGAACATTCAAAGGTATATATTTCTGGGTTGAGAAGGCGGTAGATATTGAAGACGAATCTAGCAGTTCCCCGTCTAGGAAGACGGATACCGTATCTTTTTCATAGTTGAAAGATACATTATAATGTGAGAACTCCGTATCACAGCTTGAACAGTTCTTTCCAGAAGTGGTCTGCTTCGTAACCGGAATTTTAACACCTAACTCAGTTCCAGAGGTTGCGTTTCCGTGTCTGGCTGGGTCGATGAGGATGGTTTGGTGTGTGTGGTCTTTAGCGTCTTTTTCTTGAATCGCTATACTATGGTTCCACTCCCACCCATCTTGTTCGCCTACTACAGAGTTTTGCCCTACTGTAGGGAGGATTACGAATTCAAGCTCACCTAAGCTGGATGCCGTGTTTGTGGCTGCTCCGGATACATCTTTATCTCTAAACCCTATCATCAAACCTCTTGTAGGTCCATCGTCGTCAGGGTTTACCACAGCAGTAATAAAATTTCCAGCTTCGGGGGTGTTACCAGAGTTTTCACAAGCGGCAACAATTCTATATCTGTGATGTCCAGTTAGCCCTGAGGACACTTCGGGAATGTGGGTCCAAAAATCCATAGACCATCCTTTAGTTCCATATGTTAATCCATTAACTCGTTCTCCTTCTGGGAACAGTTTTCCTTTTTTAACATTATTAGGAAGTCTTACGTAACAACCTCCTCTATTGTTATGAACGTCGACATCATCAATTGGCTTGTAGAATATACCGTATTGGTTTTCCGGGTCGTAAATCGTACCTCGAAGGAACGGTATAGAGAGACCAGAAGGGAAAGCGTGTTCAGTTGAGGATGCTACGAACTTTCCATTTAATGCTTTAGAACCTTCCGCATAATTATCTAAGTCGTACTTATTTCGATTTGGTGTCGTAATATCAGGCTTTAAGAAATTATAACAAACAACTAAACCCTCAGTAACTATAGAGTCTCCAAGACTCTTATACATTGGGCTGACTCCGGACACGGTGCCTTGAGATTTTACAAAATCGCCCGTAGATATCTCATCTACATTAAAATCTTTCAAATATATTGTACCTAGTAAAGGATTGCCTTTAACAAAAATAGGCTCCGAAGGAACAACAATATTCGCAACATCCTCAGCGATAACGATTTTCCTTTGAACTGTTACATCAGGAATAATCGCTGAGCCTTTCAAGTAGGAAAAATCGTTTAGTGGCGCCCTTTCGAGTCTTTTTCGGACTCTAATCTTATTCACTTCGGTATCATAGTCAACGACAATATCTCCTAGTTGCTTAATACCATCAACTCCAGGTCTGAACGGGAAATTAGAGCCATCTGCTTTATATCCATTAGATGCTAAAAGATGCCTCCTTTCAGAGTTCGTTAAAGTTTTAATAATAATGTCTTGACCTAATGGGCTATCGGAGTTTGTAATTTGTATGCCTCCAAATAAACCGAAAAGCTGAAGTTGTTTTTTACGTTTTTTAATTTTAGATTCGTATGCGTCACTATGTGCAGATTGGCTTCGACGGTAGTTTAACACAGTAGGGCTAGTCCTTTCAAATCCAGTGGATACGAGCTCTGTAATATAAGCTTCGATTTGGGTGTGGTGTATATTCCTGTCTCTGACATACGCTTGCAGGATTTCATCAATCTCAAGTAAACGGTCAACGTTACCTTGAGGGTCATCCGCTTCAAAGTCGTCACTAAAAATTGTATTAGATACAAATCTCAACTTGTCTTCAGTAATTTCCTGTCCTCTGCCTCCCTCCCACGGATGACCTCCTAAGCTCCAAGACTTGGAAGAATATATCATGTCTTCCGTTACTGGAATTCCCCCATTTCGAGAATCGTAATATAGACCATCTTGAGAAAGAACAAACTTTCCATCAGTTGAAATAGGAGGACCGTACACCAAATCAAAACGGGCTACTTCTTCTTCATCCATGGTGTCAGCTTTTAGTTGAGCAGCAAGAGCTTGCTTATAAGCCTTGTTGTGTCGGAAAGGTTTAACTACTGAATTCTCTACGAGAGTTTCATATTGAGAAACTAATTGAAGCTGTTGTTCTGATAACTGACCTGAGGATAGCAATGCTCCGTAGTTAAGCCTTGGTTCTTCGGTCAATCCTTCGGCTCTCTCTTTTAAAATTGAATAAATTAGGTCTACCGTACTATTCATATCGGCAAGCTCTTGACGAATCCTTATGTATCCGTTATAAATTCTACGTACTTTATTATTAGCATACGCCTTTGTGTTTCCAGTAGGTTGTGGAAATTGCGTATACAGTTCATTTCTGGCTTGTTGAATCATATCCCCTAGATTACCTCCTGGTCTTCCAGAAGAAAACACCTCATACCCGGAATTCAAAAGAATAGACATTGTATCAATAGAACTTTTTAAAGTAGAAAGTTTATTATTTGCGTGCTCCGCACCTCTATTACCTGAGTTAGGAGACGAGTAAAGTCTTGGATTACCATTAGAGTTATACTGCTGGTGCTGGCCAGTAAGTCTTGTTAGTCTAGCACGTGCGTTAGATACACGACGATTTATACGTCCTATATTTGTAGTTATAACATTAGACATTGCAGTAAGTGCAGTGCTGTTTAAAAGTCTTAAGGTTGTTTCAGAAAGCATTTATTTATAATATTTGTACGAAGTCTTCGCCGTCAATGATTTTGTGGTTACAGTCACACATGCTGCCTACGAAAGCAACCTCTAAACCGTTAATCGTAATGTAAGATTTCCCTTCAGAAACTCTCCATTGATATTCCAGGTGTACATCTGGTGCGCGAGTTTCATCATCATCCTCCTCATCTTCGACACCTGGAGTAGTGGGTGAGTTGGGTATAAAATCTCCAGGTCCAGCGTATCCTCCTCCTGTTGCTGGTCCCCCATTGCCTTCATGAGTTGTTCCTTGGTCTCCCACAACAACAACTTCTTGTCCATTAACAGTGACAAATTCTTGCTGCACGTGTGTGACTACACCAACACCTCCTGTTCCGGCGGCGTCTAACAGGCTCATTTTTCTTGCGATACTAGGCATATAAACTTACCTTAGTTGTATCTAAGGCTACATTATTTAGTGGAGCCGAAGTAATTTCCATGGGTTCCTTGGGTTGGAGGTTTATTACCCCTCCGGAAAATAATGACCTATTAAGGTCAGTGCTTAATACTAAAGTTTTTATAAGAAGAGGAACTCCTGGTCCTATCCCTGAGTTTCCATGAACTGAGGTAATTCCGCTGGCTTCAGTGGGAAGTCCAGGGGTTAATCTAAGTGCTACGTCTAAGGTGAGACTTTCATGTACCGAAGGCGTTAGGTCTCTGCCTGTAAAAGGAAATAAAAGAGGAACTAATACCATTAGATTTGGTCCCACCTTCCAGAAGAAGAGTCGTAACTGTAATTTCTCCCAGTTTGGGAGGTTATGTTATACCCACAATCTTGTTCATAAAAGCCTTCATATTGAAATGCAAGAACCTGTTTGCCTGTGCCTTCTAAAGAATTTTCTCTGCATATTGCAACAATAGATTCCCCATCGTTAGAAAAGTTGTCGGTTCTGTGTGACAGTCTTATAGTTTCATGCGCTCTAGAATCAAAAAATGCTTCTTCTAAATCTAAAGCTGAGGTTCCACTTAGAATACTTCTCATAGTGTTGCCTACGAATTCATTTGCACTAGCTGACACAGGTACTCTAGTAGCGATTGGGTCATAAGTACCATTACTTCTTAATTTGTAAAAATCATAAACTGCTTTACCTGATTTGTTGTATTCAGCAGCGTAAACTCGCAGCTTAGTTATTGTTAGATTTCCTTTGCCAGATGAATAAGGAAAACCTTCTACCATCATAGTTTTAGGAAACTCTTTGTTTTGTAACAACGTTATAAACTCACCAGAGGAGGTTGTAACCTCGCCAGAGCTAGGTGTGTAAGAGCTACCAGTTAAATTAACCCTACTGAATCCAGCCACCTCTGTAGGTCTTGAATTATAATACTCAAAGGTAATGGCTAAAAAAGCTTCTTCCGAGGTCTTTAAATCAAAGCTCGTACTTCCTATAGACGAGTTGTAAAACTCAAGAAACTGTGCGGCTCCATTTGTAAACTGTCCGGCATGGTAATAAACCTGTATGTCTTCTGTATAAGTAGGGTTATCAAGTACAAAAGAGGACACTACTGAAGATAAGGTGTTGAGGTCCGCTTGCGTGGAGGAAACATCCATATAAAGTTGATGTCCTACTGGGAGCGCAAAAGGCTCTACGCTTGTTATTTTGTAAAGAGAATTTAAACCCGATTGGGAGTCTTGTTCTTCTCCCACGGGAGGTATTCCCGAAGTAGTTTGGGTTGACGCCGTCGTTCCTAATTCCTTATGAAAATGGTAGTATTGAATATCATTAGACAAAGTACGGACACCTCGAGGTCCTCGGACTCCACGTAAAGGGATAACATTATCTGCGGACTCACCTACAAACAAATCTACATTAAACACAATAGGAAGAGAATAAACAGTCTCTTTAGTGCTTGGGCTGCCACCGCCAGTTGAACCCGAAACATACACAGTGTAGTAAGCTTGTGGTGCGATATTATGTACATCTGGACTTAAGCTGGGATAAAACTTAAAATTACTTATGTGGACAATTTCCGTTGAATTGTTATTTATAAGCTGTCTCCTAGAAGGGATAGCGTCATATGGGAAACCTAGGTCAAGAGTTGGCATTATGGCACTCCTCCTGCGTCACCTACTTCTCCTCCTCCAGGAGGGAGGTAATATTGAGTAGCCGTATACGTTGGGCCATTAGCACCCGTAGAAGTATTTGAGGCTCCTTGGGATGCGGTTGTTTCTCCCCCAGGAAGAGTTTGAGAGGTAATAGGGTTAGGGGTAATAGAAGCACCCCCTTGAGATTCTAAACCCTTATTTGTTTTTGAAGTCATAGCATCCCTATTGTAATCTTCAGTATCAAAAGTTCTAGCGGTTGTTTGGAACCAACCCACTTGAGCATTTAAGTCCTCACCTCCCCCTCTTTGGCGGTTGTGTCTTATACTGTCTGTAGAGTTGTAAGTGCCATCAATCTCAGTAGAGTCGAAAGTAACACCTCCACC